AGGGACCATATAGAAGTCTGCAACCTGAGAGAATCCACGTCCGTTCTTATTCTGGAACATATAGCAGACTGGTATGCCCTGCTTATTAAGGCGAGGATAATACTTGCACTCACGAAACATCTGTGCGTACTCTCCCTCCTTGACATAACTGGGAACTTCATCACCGTCAAAGTCATCATCATAGAGATCATCTTTCAGGGCATTCGCCTTCATTACATTTTTGCGCTTGTTGACGAACGGCTTACGGATCTCGTCGAACTGGCCCTTGGATAGCCCTAATTTACTGCAGTAATGATTCTTGTTGACAGTTATCACGGTTTCCTCCGCATAGCTGGTCAACTCGATACACCTTGTAATGATCGGAACCTTGTCGCCCAGAAATCCGGACAGCAGCTCTCCATGTATGCGGATATAGAAATCGATAAAGGATTCCACCTTATCCTCGTGCGTGACTCTTATCTGAGAGATACCAGCCTTATACATCTCTGCGAGCGTTGTCATATAGGCGCTATCCTCACCTGTAGTGGTATTGATGCTGCATCCCTCTTCAGTAGTGACGAAATAACAGCAGATGCGTCTGAGGTTTTCGATATCCGTAGAGGATGGCGTGCCGGAAACATACACGATAGGATTATCTCCGTATGACTCTAAGAATGTATCTATCGATGAGGTCACTACTGCAGGCTCGTTGTTTCTCAGATTCTCCTTCAAGCTATCAATACCAAAGATGCCATGCTGTAGGTTTTCCTTCTTGACACTATCTATATTACGGCGAATATCTCTTACCTTATCCTCCAGGATGGTCATTTTCGTATCGAAGTCTCTGGCCATAGTCTTCATGTACTCGAGACGGAGTCCTGCATCCTGGACGCATGCTATAAGATTGGAGATTGTATTCATTGCTGCAGCAATGACTGCTTCATCCTTGCAACCACGAGGAACCAGCATCCTTTTCATTGCCTTCGGGAAGGCCTCGATAGTTTCAGATAGCTTCTTTTTTGTTTCTTCCTTGCAGAGCTGGCCATAGCTGTCTGGGTCGTACCCTTTTGGCAAGCGGATGCACTTGACACTCGCACCAGCCTTCAGCAGCAGCTCGCAGTTCTTGACAGCAGCCTTCATACCCGCATCATCAGCATCATATATCATGACCACAGACTGGGTGAAGCGCATGATAAGCCTTACCTGGTCATCGGTAAACGCGGTTCCAGAACCGCCGATGACATTCTCTACCCCATATTTATGGAGGGTAATGACATCAAATTGTCCCTCGACAAGATATGTAAATCCTTCTTTGGCGATTGCTCTTTTAGCCTGGTAGAGTCCGAAAATATGCTGGCCTTTTCTGAAAATAGGAGTTTCCCCAGTGTTAACATACTTGCCGGCATTATCATTCGGGGTTACGATTCTTCCGGAAAACGCAACAACTCTTCCAGATACATCGTAGAATGGAAACATAACGCGATCACGGAAGAAATCATAGCTTCTCCCATCTTGAGACTTTCCTAATACCCCAACGTCTGTGAGAACCTGGAGATTATATCCGTTCTCCGTAAGGTGCTTCATTGCTACATTGCCAACAGGTGCGTATCCAACACCATATTCCACAAGCGTCTTGTCCGTATAGTCATAGCCACGACGTTTGAGGAAGCTTTCTGCCTGGGATAGATTCCCCTGATAGAATTTAGCAGCCGCAGCAATAGCTATGCGGCGAGATTCCAGAAGTTTATATGCAGCGTTCTCTTCAGGAGTTGCCTCCTGCTCGGGGAATTCTACATCTGCAAGTTTGCAGGCCATTCGCAGAGCCTCAGGAAATGTGATCTGGTTGTACTTCTTCAGGAAGTCCAGGACATCTCCATGTTCTCCGCAGACGAAGCAATGATAAGTCTGCCTCGTCTTGCTCACCATCATGGAAGGATGGCTATCATTGTGAAACGGGCAAATGCCCTTGTAATTGATGCCAGCCTTCGTGAGGGTGATATATGAACCGATCACGTCAACAATATCCAATTTACTCTTGACGTTCTCGATGAAGTTTGAGTTGATTTTCATATACATATTTATTGATCAAAAAGATTAAGCTGAAGGGAATCGAATGCCTCCGAGATCGTGATATTGAAATATTCGGCAACAGCCTTGTATTCCTCCGGCTTGATTGACTTCCGCCCGAAGAACAGATCCCAATATCTCACCTGGTTAATTCCGGTCTCCCGGAAGAAGAACTTGCTCGGATGGAAATCCTCAAGGTGACGAAAGCGATACTCAAGCAACTTCTTCAGGCGATTTTCTTTAACAATCTGGTGTTTGTCGTCTAGTCTATGCCGAAGAGCGTACAACCGCACGGCCATGACGGAACGGTTGAGATGGATGGCCATATCCTCAAGGCTCATTCTCCCGTAATTCTCTACCAGGTATGCTATCTCATTTTTAGTCCATTTTTTATTACTCATAGTCACATATTGGCTTATTTATATATTCGACATACCTCTTTACCCTAAGGCAGAACAAGCCGTTGATACATGCTCTGCCATTTTTACATATAACGCATTTCTTGGGCATAAGCTATTTTGTTTTTATATGCTCCAGGTAATATGCTGCCACCTGTGCTAGCGATCTTAACTGAAGCTTAGCCTTAATATTCTCCCTGTGTCGTTGTACGGTTTTGACTGATATATAAAGACGGTCTGCAATCTCCTGAGCGCGCAATCCTTTAGATATAAGTTCTACTATATCTAACTCGCGATCAGTAAGCTTAGAGTTTAACTTAGGCTTGCAGACGACACCCTCCATTCTGCATTCGCCACGCAACGGGCACTTGACCTCCTCGAAATGAAAGAATCCGTCTGCATCGATATCAGGAGTATGTGCGTCATATTCACCGAAATTGCATCTGCAGAACCTAGACACAATATTGAATTCGTACACCTTGCGATTTAGTTCGCTAGCTGTATACTGATTACATAGAGCCTTAAAGGCCTGGGGATACCTAGTCTTAATTAGGTCTAGCATCTCCCCGATAACCTCGCGACTGTTATCTGTAAGTTCCTGGACAGGCTTGCCCAGTTGCTTGTACATTACATCACCCTCTGGGGTGTTATAAAACTCCACTGATTCCATACTCAACCCTCCGGAAAAAGTTCGCTCTCCTGCATACCTAGATACTCAGCGACAATTCCTCTGCATAGAGCGTTCGGCTTGGATTTGCCCTGAATCCATCTATAGACGGAATTATTAGATACTTTGCATTTCTCAGCAATTTCTCCCACTATTCCACAACGTGGATACGGAAGACTCTTCATGTACTCACTAAAACCCATATTTTTAAAATTTTTGTTTGAAATCATCATTATGTGCGATATTTTTTGTATATTTGCACCATGAGAATTAATAACACGCTGCAAATATATAACATTTCGGTGATACAACCAAACATTTCACTGATTATTTTTGTATTTTTCAGCATTTTGTTTGAATTTTACATATTATGAGTACAGAAAAAGAAAAAGAAGTAACAGAAACTATCAATGAGCGCGTGAACAGCATCATTGAAAAAGAGGGTCACACCATTGCTACATTCGCCAAGAAGATCGGTGTGCCATGGACTACGATCAAAAATATCGTATCTGGCAGAAATGCACCTAGTTACGACATTATCGTGAAGATCATTAACGCCGTCGATTGGGTAGACGCTAATTACCTAATCATGGGAGAGAAACTCACGAAAGGCAACCAGGGAAACCTGTTGACAATCGTTGAGAGACAGAACAAGACTATCGAGAGTCAACAGAAAACGATCGATAGGCTTACCAAAAAGATGTTAGAAAACTAAGATTTTTATTGCACCGTTTTGCGAAAAATGAGTCATTTTACCAAACATTTGTTTTATAATAATCACACAACTGTTTGAGTATCTGTAACTTGTTTGATACGCAACTCGGTGCATTTTCGGTGTTATATATGTAAAAATCGGAAATATCCTAGTTGATTATCAGATAATTACGCTGCAGATTTAGGGATAATAAAACATCAACTTTTTTGTTTTTTC